TCCTCTTTGGTACTACCTGTCCCTGAACTTCAATCAGGCGGTGCAGCAGGGCGAACTCGCGCGCCGTCAGCTTGATCGATTTTCCGTTCGGGGCGGCGAGAAACCAGTCTTGCAGGGTCAGACACCAGAGATCATCCCGGTCATGATGTTCGGTGGTGGGATCGGAACTGCGCCGGGGTTCGCGCACCTGGCGCGGTAGTTCCAGCAACGGCTTGACTGCAGGCAGTTTCAGCCGCCTGGCGACCGCATCAATGTTGGCAGCGAGTTCCATCAGGTTGATAGGCTTGACTAGATAGCGGTCGGCACCGGCGCGCAGCCCGGCGAGTCGGTCTTCGATCGCATCGCGTGCGCTGAGGATGATCACGGCAATGTGCGGATTGGCCTGCAGCAGAGCGGCGACGCTGAGACCGTCCTCACCTGGCAGTCCGACGTCAAGGACGACAACATCGACCGGGGTGGCGGCAAGGCGACGGTAGAAGGCTTCTGCGCTCTCGGCACCCCAGACGTCGTAACCGGCAGCAGAGAGGAATTCCTCTGTGGTCTGCAGCAGATCGAGATCATCCTCGACGAGGGCAACGCGGGGGCGGCTGTTCATGGCAGTGGATTCTGCGCCGAATACGACATCGAGACATTGCAGATTATTGCTGTTTCTTGCTTTTACCTCACTCAGGTCGTCGCTGCGTCAGCAAACGGGATGACGAAGCTGAAGCAGGTGCCGCCGCCAGCAAGATTGCGAACCTCAATGGTGCCGTTATGGAGTTCGATGACGTGCTTGGCTACGCTGAGGCCGAGACCGGCACCCGGCTTGCGCTCGGCACCCCGGCCCCTCCGGTAGCGTTCGAAGATGACCAGCAGTTCGTCTGCGGGGATGCCTGGTCCCTGGTCAGCCACCTCGATGCGGCAGCGGTCGCCGGTACGGCCGAAGCGCAGGCTGATTTTGGTTCCGGCGGGGGCGTACTTGACGGCGTTCGAGATCAGGTTCGTCAACAGGATGTGCAGCAAGGCCGGGTCGGCCTCCAGAGGCGGCAGCTCGGTCTCGACTTCCAGTGTTATCAGGTGCTGCTCGGACAGCATGATGCCGGTTTCGCGCGCCCAGTCGGCGAGCGTGGCAATGTCGCACGCTTCCTTTTGCACAATGAATTTACCGCTGTCGATGCGATCCTCGGTCAGGCTGTTGTCGAAGAAGTTGGCGAGTCGCGCAGTACCCCGGCGAATGCGCTTGATCAGCGGTTGCGCAGCATCGTCCTCTTGCAGTTTGACATTAAGCAATTGCGCCGTAGCGTCGATGACCGCGAGCGGGGAGCGCACCTCATGTGACAGCATCGCGATGAACCTGCCCTGTTCGGCTTCTTTCAGCGTGAGATCGTCCAGCGCCTGCCATAGTTTCCTGTCGTCATCCTGCTTGGCCAGCAGCAGGAAGCCGAATCCATTGACAAACAGCAGAACCAGCGCGGAAAAATATAGCGCAATCTGCACTGGATTCGAATCGAAGGCTGGCAAGTAGGTAACGAACAGTCCCTGCAAGACGCGGGCGAACAACAGGATGGCCACAACCATGTCCGCGGCCGCCATCACGCGAGCAAGCAGATGGTTATGCCGGGCACGTAGCAGGATAATTGACATCCCGGTATAAGTTGCCCCAAGCGCGACATAGAGGATGGTGAGCCGCGGGTTAGGTGACTCTGAGACCGCAGAAGCAACACCAGTCGCGACAACGGCAATGACAATTGCGGCGACCACGGGGCGAATCGCGTGACGATGATTCAGTAACAGAAAATAGGCCACCAATTCCATGCCATAGCCCACGATCTGGAACTGGTTGCCAAGCACGAAGGGGAGCGCTGGCATCAAGCTACGTGTCAGATTGAGCACGCCACCAATGGCCTGGGTCAATTTTGCCCAACGCCAGACATTGAGCGCCGGGTTGGGTTCGCGCAGATTGGCGATATAGATCGACACCACGAAGGCGAACAGAAAGTTCCCGAAGGCCAGGAAGGTGGCCACGTTTTTTGCGTCAAGGAACATTGCGGAAATCATGGAGGACATGAGATGAACAGGGTGCGTAGCTTATCAGGCATAACACACGCGGGCTTCGCACTCGGTTGCCATCCCACCAGCACCGATCTTTTTGCGATGCTCAGGTGCGCGCCAGAACCGAGCGGTTATCATCCTGCGAATGAGCAAACGGAACTTGTCGCACTGGCTGGTTTTTCTGTTGGTCGGCCTTCCGACGTTGTCGGCGATCGCCCTCGATCTCCAGCCCGGCGAAGTGCGTGCGCCGGAGATAGGTAGCACACATCTGCAACTCACCCAACAATACAGCCAGCGTGGTGACCGCTACATCAACGGAGAGAAGCAGACAGGCGATCCGAAAATTGTGACGTCGACGTTTCAGGTACGTCTGGGGCATGCGTTTGAACTCGCTGGCCATACCGCTTACGTTTATGCCCAAACCCCGATGGGCTATGTGCATCCTGGCGGCTCACTCTCCAGTCTGATGGGGGACACAGGTATTGGCGACACGATGCTGGCGTTTGCCTTCTGGCCATACGCCAATCACCAGACTGAGACCTACTTCGGACTCGCCGGGTATCTAAGTGTGCCGACCGGAAGCTACAGTCCGGAGCGAAGTCTGAACATGGGTGAGAACCGTTACCGCTCGGCATTGCAGGCGGGCTACCAAACACCGATCGCAGAAAATCTGCATTGGATGGGTGCCGTCGATGCCGTCTGGTATGGGAAAAACACCGAATTTGGCGCAAACCATGACACGCTGGAACAGGACACTCTTTACACCGCGCAAACCAGCCTACGCTATAACTTCACCACGAAGTACGCGCTAGCCGCAGCTTATTTCTACAGTCAGGGCGGAGAAACCAGCCGTAACGACCGACATCGTGACGACATCACCAGACTTCATCGTTACCAGATCAGCGGAATTGCCAGTCTGCCATTCGGAAGAGTAACGCTGCAATATGGTGGCGATCTTGAAACCGAGAATGGCTACATCGAGAAGAGTCGGTGGATTCTGCGTTACACGCGGGGATTTTGACTCTTGGCGAAACTACACATCCAGTCTCCGCAACTTGAAATATCAGATCTTCATCATCGAGAGTCTTCGAGTGGTTTCTGTGGCCGAGTTTCGCGACACAATTGACGGCAACGTCGAGGGTCTTCTTCCAAATCGGTTAACCGTCATTCGCGACACGTGATTTCCCGAGGCTGCTATGTCCCTTCGTGGCCGATGGCGTCCAGTCGGCGTTTCAGATTCGCCGCCCCAAAGCTGCCGCTCAGGTACTCGCCCATAACGCCGCCCACCAACGACAAAAAGCCCCGACCCAACCTCGTCATCGAGGCTGAGCCGGGGCTAATTCTGAACATCCCACTATTTACGTCAGCAGCATCACCTCCGCTTCCCGCCGGACCACAAGGCCCGGTAAGACTTTCCCGCCACCACGAACCCATCGCCGCAGTTCCTGACCGGCTGCCGCCCAATCCCGCTGATTCACCCGGAGCCGCAGCGTCGAAGCCTGCAACCGTCCTGCCCCAAGATTGAACGTGAAATCAACAATGGCCGCAAGACGTACCTCGGACTCCGTTACCAACACCGGGCAGTAACGCAACGTGGCCCGGAGCGCCGTCTGCAGATCCTGCGCCAGATAGACCTCAGCCTCACCCTCGGTGATCGGCGGATGATCGGGTTGGCAGAGATGGCCGAAGCCGATCGTCCAGTAGCCTGCCGGGCAGCTATAGGGATAGGCCCGGTGGGGATCGTGCTTCGGCAACCGATGGAAGCCCTCGAAGCGCTTGGCCAGGTCGATCGCGGCCTGCGGTACCTCATTGGCCAACCTCGTCACGACCGTACCCGGTCGAAAACGCGCCCAAGGAACCAGAAGTTCAGCACGCCGGCCCACAGTGCTTGATCCGCTTCGGTCCAGGCATGCAGGATCGCGGTACCCCAGCCAGCGCCTGCGGTCACCGCTGCCACGAACGCCGCCGTCTTGGCAGCGCAGTACAAGGCCATGAACCAGTAGGTGATCACCGGCCGCACGCTGGCAGAAAACGCATCAGCCCATGCCACGCCAGTTTTCTCACCTTGGGTGCGCACGGCATCGCGCAGCGCCTCGATGGCTCCAGTGTTCCAGGCCGCGTCCGCACTGGCCCCGATTTCAGACATGCGTTGCGCACCGCGCAACTTCTCGAACTCCAGCGCCTTGTCCTGCATGGACAGTTCGTGACTGCGCTCGCCATTGCGGTCCAGCCATTTGAGGATTTCCGGCGCGAGGCGAAACGCGCCACCGAGTAAGCCACCGAGCAGTGTCTCGATCATTGCGCACCTCCGAACAGTTTGAGTTTCACAAATGCGCCTGCCAGCAAGGCCATGACCATGCCGGTCACCAGCATCTTGATGATGGTCAGGCCAGCGGTTTTTTTGGCCTCATTGAATGCATCGAGCAGATTGCGCAGTTCTCGAATGTCGTGCGCTGCATCCTCACCATCCAGACCGACCTCATGCAGTGCATGTCGGGCTCCTCGCTCGGCGGCGCGCTCCAGAATTTCCTCGAATTCATCATGCGGCAGCGTCACCATCTTGCGTCGCTCGTTTTGTGCTGCGTCCATTGTTCAGTCCTCCAGAAATGCGAAACCCGCCTCGTGGGCGGGTTCAGTGGTTGCAAAGTTTTCAGTTCAGATCGCGACGCCAGTACTCCATCCGGCAACCTTGTAGGCGGACAGAACGGCCTCGTCCTCGATAAAACAGAGCCAGCCCACCTTGGGCGTGTAGTACTCCCATGTGCTCGCTACCCGGACGGCGATCTGGTTGGTCTTGCCTACCCACACGCCAGTGGCGGCGGCGGGGACGATGTAGCGGTCGCCATCGACTGGACTGGCCGGCGGCGTGGTCAGATCCCGATCTTTGACCGAGAGTCCCACGAGCGCACCGAGTCGCTTCAAGTTAGCGTCCATGCTGGTGTTCCAGCCCGACTCGCCCAGCGTCCAGCCGTAGGTGAGTCCAAGATTGGGGTCAGTGCTTGCCATCAGGTGCCTCCATAGTATTTGCCATAGTTCAGCCCGTAGCCTGCGCGGTCGACGCTGCGGGTCTGCTTTTGCCAACTGGTGTAGCCGGCGCGCACGGCTTCGATTTCAATCTTGAACTTGCCGTTGATGCGGCTCAGTCCGCTGTCCGTCGCTTCATCGGTGGTAAGGTAACTCCAGGCCGTTGTCGAGAGGCCCGTGACGGTCTTTTGCAGCGCGTTGTTCTCGTTGTAGACGCGCACGGTGTAGGTGGTGCCGGCTTCGGGGCCGATGTTGGCTTCCGTTTGCGTGACCAGATAAACCGTCTGCTGCATGCGGTCGCGGTGTGCCCACGTCAAGGCAATCTGGCCAAGAATCACCGTGGGCCACATCACGGTGTTCACCTTGACGTTCCCCGGCGGATAAGGACGAATCATTCGCCCAGCAAAGGTGTAGTTGTCTGCCGGTGCGGCGGACTCCGCCAGACGTCCGAGGCCGGTCGCCGGCAACATCTTGGCTTGTACCGTTTCAGCTGAGAGGTATTGCTCGGTGATCAATGCCTCCAGTGCGTCAGCGAACCAGATGCGGGCCGCTGCCAGGTGCGGTGCCGGCACGGTATCGAGTACGCCACGATCGACCGTCACCGTGCCGGCAACGAGATTGATCGCCTTGACTGCGACGATCTCGTTGTCGAGATAGGCATAGGTGTCGAGTTTCACCACGTCGAGGTCTTGGCCGTTGCCGATGGTCAGTACCGTTGCCTGCTCGTCGATGGCATTGGTGACTGTTGCATTCGGCGTAAAGCCCATCGCTTCCACCTCGGCGTAGGCGGCACTACCCTGGCGGGTCATCAGTTTGACGTTGAGCGAATCGCCAGAGGGGCGACTGGCGCAAGCGATCAGTAAACCACCTTGTGGATCCAGTTCGTCTCTGGCGGTCTGAGATTCGCCGACCACTCGTTTGACGACCGTCCACCACGGCGCTTCATTCAACCGTCGATACGGCACCGGCGCGGGCGAGGTCAGCGGCGACACCCACGAGGTGGGCGTCGGGGAAATATAGGAGGCCGACGGCAGCCCAAAAATATCCTCCACGCACTCGATGCGTACCCGGCCGTCGGTCAGGGTGCCGTAGGACACCCGCACCACCCGCATCACCAATTGCGCGATGCCCAGTTCTGTCCATGTGAGTTTGAACACTTCCCCAATATTGAGGTTGGATGCCTGGCGGTTGGCAATCAGCGTGGCTTTGGCGAGCGGCACCGAGAGTTGCTTGAGGTCCCCGAGTGCAACCCGTGAAGCCAGGCTGCCATTAGCGATGCCGGGATAGTCAACCGTAGCTGATGACACGACACCACCGGCCAGTTCGAGGGCCGCCAGATCATGCACCGTGATAGCGGCATCCTTGTCGGTGGACCGGTCGCGGTAGCGCACGGTGATCTG